GCTAACTTCTTAGTATGTTCTCCTTCAGTAGCAACTATCATTGAATCAATCCCAGGATTTGCTTCATCTTCTGATGGTGATGTTACTAAAGCGTCTTACGCATTTGGTATCCAAAAAGCTGGACAAATGAACAGCCGTTACACAGTTTACAAAAACCCTTACATGACTGAAAACGTTATTTTGATGGGTTATAGAGGAGCTCAATTCCTTGAAACTGGTGCTGTATTTGCTCCATACGTTCCATTAATCATGACTCCATTAGTTTACGATCCAGAAACGTTTACACCACGTAAAGGTTTATTGACTCGTTATGCTAAGAAAATGATCCGTCCAGAATTCTATGGTCGTATCTTTGTTAATGATTTAGCTAGCATTTAATAGCAAACAATAACCAAATATAAAGAGCCGGACGAAAGTCCGGCTTTTTTAGTTTTTCTTGAATATTTATTATTAAACATAGTTATATGACCGATTTTAATAGAACGCCACAGGCACAAGAAGCTTTTAAAGCAAAACGTAAACCTAAAGGACCCATTAAGTTTGCAATCCAATTAAATGAAGAACAAAAAAGAGCAAAAGAACAAATCCTATACAACACAGTTACAGTATTAAAAGGTAAAGCAGGTTCAGGTAAATCTTTATTAGCTGCAAATATAGCCCTAGATTTATTATTTAATAAAGAAATTGAAAAAATTATTATCTCTAGACCTACTGTAGTAGCAGGACAAGACATTGGTTTCCTACCAGGTGATGTTAATGAAAAACTAGCTCCATTTACAGCCCCAGTATATGAAAATATGCACCGTTTATATAATAAAGAAAAAATTGAAAAATGTATAGCGGAAGGTGAGATAGAAATTGTACCTGTATCATTTATGCGAGGTAGAAACTTTACTAACTGTTTAGTTGTAATTGATGAGGCACAAAACTTAACTGATACACAAACCGAATTACTTTTAACTCGTATATGTCATGGTTCCAAAATGATATTTTGTGGTGATGCTGCTCAAATTGACTTAAAAGACCGCAAAACTTCAGGATTTGATGTTGTATGTAAACATATGAAAGAAGTACCTGGATTTGAAGTTATCACGTTAGAGAAAAATCATAGACACGAGATAGTTGAACATATTTTAGATGTATATAAGAATCTTAGATCATAAGATTAAAATTAAGGGTTTTGTTAATATTTATAACAAAAACTCGGGATGGCTAATCTATACATAAACGTTACTGAAGAGATTACTTTAGCTAATAATGAAACTCAAAAAGTAATTACACCAAATACAATTTCCAATATCAATTATGTTGATGTTCGAAATATGAATTGCCCTACAGGATCGCAAATTTCAATTTTTTCCTTAGGTGCAACACCTGGTGCTGGTACTTTTGTAACTAGCAGTTTACAATACGCTAGAATAACTAATTTATCGACTAACTCTATAAAATTATCTATAGAATCTCCAACAACAGAAACTAGTTTTCTAGTATCTGCAGGTAATTCATTCTATATATCTACTAGTAAAATAACAGGTAGTATTGATAATAATTTTACTTTAGAGGATATTCAGTCTGTTTATGTACAATCCTCTGGATCAGCAGCAACTATTGAATATTTTATCGCTACAAACTAATTAAATTATGAATATTCCAATTTGGCCAGGCTCAAGTTCATTCCAACCAGGAGAAACTCCATTTGGTTTTTATGACTATGATACACAATTTCAAGTAGATGCTGATAAATTTGCTAAATTTGCTTCACAACGTTTAGGATATCCTTTAGTTGAGGTTGAATTGCAAGATATTAACTTTTATACTGCACTTGAAGAGGCTGTTACAACATATGGAAATGAATTATATGCTTATCAAGTAGCAGAAAATTTATTATCTTTCCAAGGAGCTTCTACAAACATAGCACCGGGGAATAATGAATTAGTCCAAGAAAATTTAGCAGCTGTAGCTCGTTTATCTAATCAATATGGTGAGGAATCAGGAGTTGGAGGTACTATTACATACCATACTGGATCTATTAAATTATCCCCAGGAATACAAAACTATGATTTGAAATCTTGGGCAACTTCTCAAGGTATTCAAGGTGGTATTGAGGTAAAACGTATATTTTACGAAGCACCTCCCGCAATTACTCGTTACTTTGATCCATATGCTGGTACAGGTACTGGAATGATGCAAATGATGGATTCATTTGGGTGGGGATCATATTCACCTGCTATTAACTTCATGTTAATGCCTATCAGTTATGATATGCAAAAAATCCAAGCAATTGAATTAAACGATCAAATCAGAAAATCACAATATACTTTTGAATTAGTTAATAATGTATTAAGGATTTTCCCAATCCCAACAGGAGGAGGGATTCGTGAATTGCATTTTGAATATATTCTACTTACTGATCGCAATCAACCATACGTGGATAGAAACGGTCAAAATATAATTACCAACGCTTCTAATGTACCATATAATAACCCAACATATTCTACGATAAACTCGATTGGTCGTCAATGGATATTTGAATATGGATTAGGTATTGTTAAAGAGATTTTAGGATATGTTAGAGGAAAATATGCCTCTATCCCTATCCCAGGAGCTGAGGTAACATTAAATCAAAATGATTTAATTGCTGCTGCAACAAGTGAAAAAGCAGCATTAATAGAACGTTTAAGAACATATTTTGATACAACTTCCCGTAAAACATTACTTGCTAATAAAGCAGAGGAAGCACAAAGTCAAATGAGTATATTAACAGATGTTCCAATGACAATTTTTATAGGATAATATGGCATTATTTGGTACACAACGTGACGTTTCTTTATTAAGACATCTCAACCGAGAGTTGATATGGGATATTATTTCCCAAGAATGTGCTTATTACCAATTTAATTATGGTGATACTAAAGTAAACATGTACGGTGAATCTACAGGTGCCAAATATTATAGAGATCCTGTTCTTTTAAATACTCTTGTTGAAAGAGGTGATGCTACAAGTCCAACTAGTGATATGGGTATTGATTATGAACGTCCAATGGTGTTTAGATTCCTTAGAGATGATTTAGTTGATGCTAATTTAGTTCCTCAAGTTGGAGATATTATCATGTGGTATGAAGGATATTGGGAAATTGATAATACAAATGATAACCAATTATTTGTAGGTAAAGACCCTGATTACCCATACAATGAAAACCCATTGAATCCAGGACTAGAAAACTTTGGTACAAATTTATCAATTATTTGCTTTGCTCATTATGTACCTGCAGATAAAGTACAAATTACAAGAGAAAGATTATAAAAATGCCAGCTGCTAGAAAACCAAATCCCAAAAGCCAAAAGCAGATCTCAAATGATCAGGTAGAACCATATATCTTTCCTGAAACAAATGAATCGTTAGGTAACCCTAACATACCATCTAATTTTAATCAATTTACTCCTGTAAATCAAAGTGGAATCGATTTCAATCGTTCACTTCAAATGTCATTTAAGGGTGATTCGGTTAAACCATTTACAATAGGTCTACAAGATATTGATGAGTCTATAATGTTTTATTTTCAAAATGTTATACGTCCATTTGTTTATCAAAATGGTGTTAGAATAGAGGTACCTATTATATATGGCTCCCCAGAGAAATGGAAATCAGTACAAAAAGACGGCTACTACAAGGATAAAAATGGTGCTATTATGTCTCCTTTAATTATGTTTAAAAGAGATACGATGGATAAAAATCGTTCCTTGACAAATAAAATAGATGCTAATACACCCCATTTATATACATCTTGGAAAAAAACATACAATCCCAAAAATGCATATTCTAACTTTAGTGTATTAACAAATCGTATTCCCGTAGATCAATTCGTAGTAAATGTTGTACCGGACTATGTTAATTTAACATATAGTTGTGTTATTCAAACGTATTATGTTGAACAATTAAATAAAATTATTGAGGCAGTTAACTATGCCTCTGATTCATATTGGGGTGATCCTGAACGCTTTAAATTTAAAGCATCAATTGATTCATATTCTACGGTAGTAGAAATGTCGGATAACTCAAATCGTATTGTAAAAGGAACATTTACCATCAAGTTATTTGGTTATATGATCCCCGATACAGTACAAAAAGAGGTAACAGCTCTAAAAAAATATAATAGTAAAGCACAAGTTATAATTGGATTAGAAACCGTAAATGGTATATCCGAATTTGTATCTTCAGGTAAAAAAGCAACTTCCCCAGTTATTATTCCATCCGGTGGAGGTGGTGGAGGTGGTGGAGGTACTATAACTCTAGCAACTATAGCGTATTTAAATACAAATGTACAACAATTAGGTACTTTTGTTAATACTACAACTGTAACATTTGCTAGTGGATGGTTAGCAGCTCCAACAGGTTTACCTGCAACTTCTATTAATAATTTCACCATTTTTGTTAATGGACAATTAATAGAAAAAACCGCTATTGTATCTTTTACAGAAAGTGGAAATATAACAACATTAGTAATTAATGAAAGTGAATTGGGGTTTGGATTTGACTCTAATGACGAGGTTATTGCAATTGGGAAATTTAATAGTTAACGTTTAATATTTATATCAAAATGGCAAAAGCAAAAGGACAATCAACAGCTACTTTTTTAAGCAAACCACCTAAAAAAAGACCAGGGGTTCATGCAAAATCAAAAACTAGTAAAAGCAAAAACAGCAAAAACTACGTAAAATCGTACGCAGCACAAGGAAAATAAGATGGCATTAATTAAACCAGAACAGTTAAGAGAAGGGTTTTACTCAATAACAGGATCGTTATTCGGAACCTCATCATATGCAGATTTTGCATTGACTGCTTCTTATGCTTTAAACTTATCTGACCCTTTTAGAATAGTAACAGGGAGTATTATAGCTAGTGTAGATGTTGGTTCAACCATATTTTTGATTAAAAGTGCTAGTAGAGATATTTTATCTATTAATAGTACAGGTGTAATTACATTAACCACTCAATCTACTCAATTAACAACCCCCGCACCTAATGGTGGGATATACTTTACCTCCAACTCATTTTTTGTTGGACTAGACTAATAGAATACATATTTATAATAAAATAAAAAAAGAAACATGGCAGAATGGAAAAAGGTAATAGTCTCGGGTAGTGCAGCGAATTTAGCTACATTACAAGTAAGCAACCTTACATCAGGACAAGTAGTAATTGGTGGTGGTGCCTCCAACTTATCTACCACAGCGATTAATGGTACCGGAAATATTGTAGCAACAACAGGAGCTACAGGATTATCAGCATCTGGTTCATTCAGCGGTTCATTCCAAGGTAACTTTGTTGGGACAACTAACTTACCTGATTTAACACAAGGTGCAGGTATTACAGCATTTACTTATGATGGTGCTACAACAGCTACTGTTGCTGTCTCTGGTGCATCTGCTTTAAGTACAAACAATATTTCAAAATGGACAGGTGCCGCATTTGCTAACTCATCATTAACCGATAATGGTACAGCAATTACAGGTACAACTTCCATTCAATTAACAGGTGCTAACTCAAACTTATCGGGTTCATTTAGTGGCTCATTCCAAGGTGATGGTTCAGGTTTAACAGGATTAACTCTTGTTTTCCCTACAACAGCTAAAACTGATTTAGCATCTACTGATCAATTCTTTATTAACGACGGTGCTAACAAATATGTTACTTATGGTAACTTATTAACTGATTTAGCTGGTACCAACTTAGTAGTTGAGGGAACTGATAGTTTAGCATTAGCGAATACAATTACAGGAGATAAAACATTCTCAAATAGTGTAGTTATTTCGGAAAATTTAACAGTATTAGGTACTGCATCTTTCCAAAACACAACCAATTTAGAGGTATCAGATAGATTCGTATTATTTGCTTCTGGTTCAAATACAGCAGGAGATGGTGGTATTGTTATACAACAAGGTATACAAAACGTAGGTGAATTATTTGGATATGAGAATTCAATCAATCGTTGGGGTTTCACTTCTTCATTTAATGCATCTGGCCCTTCATTTACAGCAGCTGCTTATATTACAACAACAGAAACAAGCACATCAATCCCTTCAGCGGCTCCATTATATGGTGGATCTTCAAACGGATATGGTAATATACATGTGAAAACAGATACAGGCGATATTTATATTTACGCTTAATAAAAATTAAAATAGTTATGGGCTTTACAGCAAACCACTTTGAGGGACAAACCTCACAAAATAATAATCCTCTATCTTCAAACCAATTAACGGTAATGGAGATAGAGGTTTTACTTTCTATGATAAAACGAACAACTTTCCTTGGAGAGGATATAGAACCTTTGTACAATTTGGTTAACAAATTACAAAATCAACATATCGAACAATCCAAATAACTAAGTTATGAATATTTTTTCAATAGATTTAACTCACCCGGAAATAAACTTTATCCGACAAGCTTTAGAAACAGTAAATATTCAAGGTAGAGATGCTAAATTTTGTGCTAGTTTACAAATCAAATTAGAGCAAGAATTGGAGGAAATTACCCGCATGTTAAAAGAGGAAGAAGAAAACAAACTCTTGGGTCTGCAACAAATCATAGAATCTGAACAAACCAAAACACGTTCCAGAAAATCATAATATTTATAACTATATTATAGGCCCGTAAGGGAAGTGGGCACAGCATTTTCTGTGTAACCAACCAATGATAAAAAGATATTATGCCAAATTGGAAAAAAGTCATTACCTCGGGCTCTGACGCTGCCCTGAATTCTCTTCTAGTCACAAACGGTATTACCGGATCACTTTTAGGAACAGCCTCAACTGCCTCTTTTGTAACAGGATCAAATGTATATGGACCATATGGTTCAAATAGTGTTATATCTGCATCATATGCTGCTAACGGTGGTGTAACTCAACTTTTAGCAGGACCTAATATAACTCTTTCCCCAACAAATGGTTTAGGACAAGTTACAGTTACTGCTACATTAAGTGGAAGTAATTCTTATAATACATCAACAGGATCTTATGGATCCTTTTATGATACAACCACCCAAACAAATCCTATAGCTAATATAGCTCGTTCAATGTCTTTCAATTCAACAGACATAACAAACGGTGTATCAATATCAGGTTCAACATCCCCATTTGACACATATATTAAAACAGAAAATGCAGGTGTATATGATATACAATTTTCAGCACAAGTAGATAAAATAGATGGTGGTACTGATGATATTGTTATTTGGTTACGTAAAAATGGAATTGATTTAACAGATACAGCAACTACATTAACATTACCAACAAATAACTCAAAAGTAGTAGCAGCTTGGAACTGGTTTGTATCCTCAGCAACAGGAGATTATTACCAAATTATATGGAGATCTGCTGATACTGATTTAAGATTACTAGCCGAACCCATTTCAGGCACCCACCCAGGTATCCCTTCAGTAATATTAACTGTAAATAGAGTAGATCAATTTTTATCAAACACTGGATCATTTAGTGGTTCATTCACAGGAGTCTTCACAGGATCTTTATTAGGTACCGCTTCATATGCTTCTCAAGCATTATCAAGTTCATATGCATTAAGTGCTTCACATGCTACATCAACAGCGGCTGTTGCAGGTACAACAAACTATGTATCTAAATTTACTAGTGGTACAACTATTGGGGATTCATTGATATATGATACTGGTACTAATGTTGGTATTGGAAATACATTACCTAATGAAAAACTAGAACTCTCAGTAGGTAATGGAGTGGCAGGTGGTTTGCGTATTAATTATGCATCAACAGCTACTAGCGAAGGTATGGATATTACATATCTTAATACAGGAAATACAGTAACAAGTTTCGATAGTAGATACAATTCTAATAATGCAGTAATGCAGTTTAGAATGAAGACTGCTGCTACTGCGGTTACCGCTATGACTATATTAGGTAGTGGTAACGTAGGTATTGGACAACCAACACCAACATCACTATTACACTTATTTAAAAGTACATTCCCCGTATTTACAATAGAGAGCACCTCAATTCTTGGTAATATGGGAATTGATACATCAAATAACTTTTTAAATTTAGGGACAACAACAAACCACCCACTTGTTTTAGCAACAAATAATACAGAACGTTTGCGTATTTCAAATGCGGGTGCAATTAAATTCAACGCATACGGTTCAGGCACATTCACAGGAACAGCTACTCAAAAACTAGCAGTAGATAGTTCCGGAAATGTAATAGAAATCCCAATTGGAGCAGGACCAGTAGATGGTTCCGGTACAACAAATTATATTACAAGATGGTCAGATTCTGATACTATTACAACTAGTAGTATGTATGAAACTGGTGGAAACATTGGTGTTGGTACAACTACTGCCCCTTATAGATTAACCGTTTCCGGTAAAATGGATCTAAATGATGGTGGTAGTGTTTTCATTGGTACTAGTGCTGGTTTAGTTGATGATGCAACATCAAATAATAATGTTGGTATTGGTGTTAATGTCTTAAAATCAAATATAATAGGAGATAATAATACTGCTGTAGGTAGAAATTCTATGGAATTTAATCTAGCATCTGGAAATACAGCCATTGGTTCATATTCCCAAGCTAGTGCTAGTTTAGGTACTTTTAATACCTCAGTAGGTACAAATACTTTATTTGCCAATGCTTCAGGTTCAAACAATGTTGCTTTTGGTAGTAGTGCTTTAAGAAATCTAACTTCAGGAAGTAACAATGCCGCTTTTGGAACATCAGCATTATTTACCACAGTTTCAGGTAGTGGTAACACTGCAATAGGTGTTGCTGCATTGATTAATACATCGGGTAATGAAAACGTTGCCCTAGGTAGAAGTGCTGGTAGATACTTTAGTACCGGTACATCAATTAACGCGATTTCAAGTGGATCTATATTTATAGGTTTTAACTCTAGAGCAAATGCTTCTGGTGAAACAAACCAAATTGTAATTGGTAACGAGGCTTTAGGTTTAGGTTCAAATACAGTTGTATTAGGTAACGATAATATTGTTACAACAGCATTAAAAGGTAATGTAGGTATTGGAACAACAAATCCATCCTCTAAATTTCATGTGCGTGGAGAATCTACTGATAATGTAGGTTTAGCATATTTTGAAAATAATCATAGTGCCGGCGGATTATACTATCCTGCAGCCCAATTTGTAAATTCATACGGTAATCATAGTTATGGTATTGTAGCAGGATTTAAAACGGGAAATGCAAGTGGAGCTGATAGACCAAGCATATTATTTTATAATGATACTGCTGCTAAAAGTTGGCAAATTGGACAAATAACATCTGGTTGGGGATCTGATGATGATTTTGGTATTGGATATAGAGCATCAAATGACCCTAATAGTTTTGGTGCTTGGCCAACTAATTATTTCACCATTACTTCAGCTGGTAATGTAGGTATAGGAACATCAAGTCCATCATTAGCATCTACAGGAATTGGATTAGATATTCTTAATTCTGCTTATACTCAGCTTAGAGTTCGTTCTTCAACAGATTCTGCAGGAATAGAATTTAAACCTAGCACAGGTGATAATTGGGAAGTTCAAGCAAATAATTCTAGTCAATTTTTTATATATAATAGAACAGATTCTGAATATAGATTTTTAATTTCAGGTGAAGGTAACGTAGGTATTGGAACAACCACCCCAGCCTCTGATTCAGGATATAAATCTCTTACTATAGATGGTACAACAGGTACATTTACAGAATATAGACAAAGTGGAACCGCATTATTTAGAGTAGGTGTAGATGGAAGTAGACCATTCTTCTATGGAATGACTAATGCCGCAATGGATTTCTTTACAAACACATCTTTAAAGATGCGTTTAACCTCTGGTGGTTCATTACTTTTAGGAGATACAATAGTACCCAATGAAACAGCTTGGTTTGGAACTTCGGTTTTCGGTAAAAACGGAACCAATAAAGTAATTACAGGATATTTAGCATCATCAACAAACGGTGCTGTGATTGGAGGACATAACTCAGCATTAGATGGTTGGGCTCCATTGAATATAGATGGAACCGAATTAAGATTTAACATCCAACAATCCAGAAAAATGACACTAACCTCTGGTGGTTCATTACTTGTTGGAGCAACAAGTTCAATCTGGGAAACCTCAGGTAGAGGTGTTGTTGAGGTAAATGGTAGTTCAACCTCATTAATTGGATTATCAATAGCAGGGGCTAATTCTAGTTATCTTTATAATGATGGTACTAATTTGTTCTTATGGAATACCTTAAATGGTTACATGGCTCTTGCTACCAACAATACCACTAGAATGACTATCGCCGCTGGTGGTGCTCTTAGATTACATACATATGGTTCCGGTACAAATACAGGAACAGCTACTTATAATTTAGCAGTTGATTCATCTGGTAATGTTATCGAATCAACCCCTCTTACCAACCCGGTAACAGGTACCGGAGTAGACAATAGAGTAGCTATATGGAGTGGTACAACAACACAGGATTCAAGCGCTAATTTAACATTTGATGGATCTACATTAGGATTAACAGGTGCCCTTCAATTCCCACAAAACCCAGTTGGTACAACATATGGTAATGGTGTATCAGCATCTCCACCATATGCAATTTCTCAAGGTGCTGGTGATAGTGATGCTATAAAATTATATGCAGAATCTGCCGCTACCAATCAGGTAAGCATGGTATTTGAGGTAAACGATGATATTGAAACCGCAGGTAGTGAGTGGATATGGAGAAATAAAAAAACTTATGATACATATGCTGCTACAACTCCAATGTTGCTTAGCGGAACAGGAAACCTTACAACAATAGGTAATGCTACATTTGGACAAGGTGCTAATAGACCTGTAACATATGATAGTTCCGGAGGTAACTTTAGAATCACCGCAAATGCTGGTGGTTGGTCTACTGGTTATTTATTTAATGGTAGTGCAGGTACATATAAAGGTGGATTTGGAGGATTTGGTTCAAGCGACTCTTTAACATATTTTTGGATAGGAGATGATTATAACGCTCCTACAATGATACTAAAACCTAGCCAAGGTTATGTAGGTATTGGAACAACTAATCCAGGGTATAAACTAGATGTAAACGGAGATATTAGCCTTAGCATTGGTTCTTATTATAAAGTGGGTAGTACAAATTTAGTAAATGATTCACAATATATACCAAAAGCAACACTATCAGGCATCTTTGTAAATAGCTTGATTTATGAAGATAATAGTAAAATTGGTATTAACACTACAAGCCCATCTCAACTTTTACATGTATCTGGTAGAGCATTAGTTGATCAATTCCAATATACAAAAGCTATAAATTATACTAGTGGAGATTTAGATACATTGACTTTAGCCGGGTTCTATGAGGGATCTGGTATGACAAATGCCCCAAATTCTGGTTGGTTTTATGTTACTATAGAAAAACACGCAGATGGCACTACTCAATGGGTACATCAAACAGCAACTTCTTTTGGTTCTGGTAATACACCAAATGAAGTATATACTCGTGTTAGAGTAGGTTCTGCATGGGGAGCATGGAAACAATTAGGAGATGCTGCTAGTATTTCAGGTACAACAAACTATGTATCTAAATTTACAAGTGGTACAGCTATTGGAAATTCCATAATTCAAGATGATGGAACTTATGTAGGTATAGGTATCGCAGGTAGTCCTTTTAAATTAGGAGTAAATGGTACTATTGGAGCTATGTCAACTCTTAATAGCACCTTGGGTAGCTACTCCATTGACCACCCTGGTGTAAACACATGGAAAATTGGAATTACAAATACCAACACATCAACACTCCATATTGGTAATGATACTGGTGGTTCTTTTGTTAATAAAGTTATTAATATAACAAATGCAGGTGACGTAGGTATTGGTACTACTGGTCCTAGCACTAGATTACATGTAGTTAAAGGATCCCAATCCAATACAGTATCAATTGCTAATGCAGCTGCATACTTTGTCGGATCTGATATAGGTTTAATTGTTGGTCAAGATAATGGAGGTGGTGGATATGGAACTTGGATCCAATCAACTAGAGCAGATAATATTGCTTATTCACTTTCTATAAATCCAAATGGAGGAAATGTTGCCATAGGAACTCTAGACCCAGGATCATATAAACTAAATGTAAATGGTAATACAAATGTAACAGGAACATTTACAGCAACTGTTAAATCCTTCATCATTGATCACCCAACCAAAGAAGGTAAAAAATTACAATATGGTGTACTTGAGGGACCTGAACATTCGGTTTATGTTCGTGGTAAATTAACGAATACCAACGTAATTCAATTACCGGATCACTGGCACGCACTAGTCCATGAAGATTCAATTACGGTAAATTTAACCGCTATTGGAAAACCACAAGAAATATGGGTAGAGGAAATAACTGATACGTATATTACAGTAGGTTCATTAGCTGAGAATGTAAATTGTTTTTACACTGTGTTTGCTGAACGTAAAGATATAGATAAATTAGTTACCGAATTTGATAAAGAATAAGTTATGGCATTGAATTATGGTCCCATATACACATCTGTTTCTGATATTGTAGGCCCTTCTGGGTTCTATAATATCAAGTACAATAATTCATATATAACTGCCTTTATTGATCAAGAATATGATGGTGGAGGTTGGGTTTGTGTTATAGCAAACCGTAGAAATACGGGTGGTATTACCAATCTTGCATATAATGATGCAGTAAATACTTGTAATTACCGTGCAGGAACCAGCCCTGGTACTAATACAATAGTTTCAGGAACATCGGGGCTCTCAGGTTTAGCAAATTATAATATTTTTGTAGGTACAGCATATTGGCAATTTCTTGCTAGTAGACTTGTAACTGGAAAAGTTACAGTAGTGCAATTTGTATCAAATACTGATGGAACGGCATTAGGTAACACGGGTGCTCATACTAAACGATATCGTTGGAGATTTGATTCATTTACCGGCACCTATGGTATGACAAATGCTATTGCTGTTAGTGATGAAACCGGTACTGGTGCACCCGGTTTTTTTAACTATCACGCAGCAAATGCTTTTCCATTATCTACATTCGATAATGACCAAGATCCTTATGGTCCTGGAAACTGTTCAACATTTTATAGCAATACAGCATTTTGGTATGGCCAGTGTTGGAGTGGGAATGTATGGGGTGGAGGACCTAGTAATGCTTATGCCGATGCATATTACTGGGAAGGTTCAGGAGGAGATTATCACCAATATGGAGCAGTTTATATAAAATAATGTTATGGATATACAACTAAAACCAATGAAATTAATCTTCTCTAGAAATGAAGATACATGGAATAAAATAGTAATTACTTTAGATGGTACAACTATCATAGAACAGTTAGGACTTAAGTTATTTCCGGAAATGATAAACAAAGAATATTTTGATGGATGGGAAAATCAATTAAAAAACAACCCATCGTTTAATATAGTAGAAGTAGAAAGATTTATATAATATGCCATCATCAGCAGGACCAAATACAGCAGGAGAAAGTAATATCGTATTTTCATATGATACAGGAGATACTTCAAATTCATATAAAGGAGAACCTACTGTAAATTATTATGGAGATATAGATACTTCAATTGCATTAAGAACCCCATCAACAGAATATAATACATCCAATTGGACCGCCAATTTTCCCCCACCACCAGAAAATATAGGTAGAGTCTATAAAAATACCTCAGGTGCTTTAAGTTCAACTTGGAGTGGAAATTCATATGGATACACCTTAAAAAACTATACATACCCCGCAGGCGCTATATATACATTAAGTGCTTGGGTATATGTAAGTCCTGATTGTAATATAAGTCAACTTAATGTTTCAATTGAAGGTGGTGGTAGCTGGATTGATTACAATTACCAATATGATTTAGGCAATAAAGGAACATGGCAAAGGATTTGGCTAGAAATCAATACTCTTAGTGGATTTTCAGGAAATGCAATTCCCATATATCCACAACGTTGGGGTGTAACTGATGGTAGTTTTACTGGATTTTATGCTTGGGGTGGGGTAATGCTAGAAGCTAAAGACCATATTACTCAATATACTGTATCTTCTAGGTCTGCTACACAAGGTTTATTACCTTTAATCAGTAATACTTCCATAAATTTATCAAGTGTATCATTCAATTCAAATGCGCAAATGGTATTTGATGGAACAGATGATAGAATTGATCTAGGAAATTTAGGAACTATAGGAACAACTTATACTATAGAATGTATATTTAATTCATCAAACGTTGTCAACTATAGAAATGTATTTGACATGAATTATGAAACATATCCTGGAGTTACAGGAAATACTGGCCCTCGATTAGAACAATACTCAGATGGAACTATTAACATTGCCTGGTCTGGGATTACAACTAATAATAACCCCTTTAATAGCACCTCCAACATTGCCATCTCAGCAAACACCAATTATCATGTAGTATTTGTACAAAATGGTAGCTCAGGTGCTATATATGTAAATGGTATACTTCGAAGTCAAGTAAATAACACATACGGTTATTTACAAACATTTGGTGATGTAAATTTAGGTAGAGGATTTTCTTTAGCGGGTGATAGATATTTTACCGGAACCTTACCGATATTTAAAATATATAATACAGCACTCACACCAAATCAAATTAAACAAAACTATCAACAATATAAATCACGTTTCAATTTAAGTTAAGATATGGCAGTAGCAAATGGATTTGGAAAAGTAGTAACATCGGGTTCGGTGTTTATGTATGATACGGGTGATAATTTTAATTCATATAAAGGTAAACCGGGATATAATATAACAGGAATACCTGTTGCTTGGGTAGGTAATAATAATACCTCTGATTTTAAGACAACTACAGGAACTACTACAGTAAATATCCCCGCTATAGGAACTAGAGAAGTTTATTATGTAGATATATGGAATACTGGGACTCCAAACTGCTGCCCATCATTATGGAGATATGGAGATTGGGGTACCTCAACAGGAGTATCGGGAAACACATTATACACATACTCTATAATATATAAAACTAATTCAGGATATACACATCCTAATTTTATGTACCGTTATGAATTTAATGGAGGAAGCTATATTACAGAAGTTGGAGTATTTGATAATGCTAAAAGAATAGATTTAGGAGATGGATGGTACCAAGCATATAATACATTTACTACAAATGCTTCTACAAATACACTATACCTAGGTATGTGGTACTATCAATATAACGTATATGATACAGTATATTTATATAAAGCATCACTTACCCAAGGCAATCATGTATTCCCCTCAGAACAAATAATCCCCCCAATAACAACACGTTCATCAACACAAGGTTTATTACCTATAATAAGTGATTCATCTATAAATTTATCAAATGTATCATTTGATTCAAATGCACAAATGTATTTTGATGGTACCGATGATTATATTAATCTTGATTTTACCTCAGGACCAAATGGGACTGTAGAATTAATATTAAAAAGTAGTTCTTATCCTTCCAAAATCCCTATTTCTATTAATAGTGATAATTATAGTTCAGGCCCAAATATTTATTTTGATTCTGGAGTCATATGTTGGAATACGGGAGATAGTGCAACTAATTTCTTTTCCAATTCATCATACCCAAATTCAAACTACCACCATTTAGTAATTACTAATGTAAACGGGGGGGTAGCAACTTTATATATTGATGGTGTGTTAATAGGAACAGCAAATGGATTAAATATGACAACTACGGGTGCTAATAAATTATGGATAGGTAGATATCATGATGGAAGTTATAATTTTAATGGAGAAATCCCCATTACAAAAACTTATAATAGAGTACTTTCATCATCCGAAGTCAAACAAAACTACAACAAATATAAAACACGTTTTAATTTAGCATAATATTTATCACATATGGATACATTCGAAAATAGAAGATGGCTGGTTATACCAGCAGAGCTTACCGGTTCTATAAATTTTAACCAGGTTTTGGAGGCTAGCCCCTCTACTCTACGTTATAGTGTAGATCAAACTGAAACATTTATAAAATATGATGTGACTGTAGTAACAGCAAGTTATACACAAAGTTATGTTGATGCTGGAACTGGAGAAACTGGTTCATATATTGTAGAGGCTGGAACATATGGAAGACCAGATATATATTCCCCAATATACCCAGAATATTTATACCAACCTATGCTAGATTTACTATCAACACCAGAATGGACTTTACCATTTCCAACAGAATAAGACATGGCAGATATTAGAATAACACCCGCTTCATCCGTAATGGCTTTCACGAGCTCATTAAACTATAAGGAAACATTAACACAAGAGGCTTCTGGCTCTCTTACATTGCTAGGTTCTGGCTCAACAGGTAGAACAGATATATTCTCGGTTGATGGAAATAACGGACGGTTATTTTCCGTATCTGATGATTTATCCAATTCCCTATTCTCGGTTAATACAATTGCGGGTTTACCTGTAATTGAGGCATTTGCTGATAATACAGTGGTGATGGGTCAATATGGTCAAAATGTATTGGTTGTAACGGGAAGTAATGTAGGGGTTGGTACATCATCACCAAATAAGCAATTAACATTTTCCCAAGATGATGATGATGCCATTCAAATAAGAAGATTAACAACAAGTCAAGGTAACCCATCAATTGGTACCGGCATTTCATGGACTTGGGCTGATTCTTCATCTAACAATGAAACATGGGCCGCAATTAGAGTCATAATGCCTGGCAGTGGTAATTCAAATATGACTTTTAGTACAACACCAAGTGGAGGTGCTTCTGGTTTAACTGAAAGAATGCGTATTACAGATGCTGGTAACGTAGGTATAGGAGTAACATCCCCAACAACTAAATTACATGTGCTTAATGAAGTTTTTATAGGAAATTCTTCCGCACTTCGAGGTATAATAATTTCTGGTGATACTAATTCTCGAATTGACTTTAATTATAACTCCATTTCAACAGGTCAAATTACTTGTGGTAATACTAGTAATCTATTTATAGATGCATTAGGAAGTAGAGCTATTGAATTTGCTATTGCTGGTACATCAAAAATGGAAGTTTCTCCAAATGGTAACGTAGGTATTGGAACCGCAGGATCAGTAGACCCATCAGCGGCATTAGAGGTAAAATCAAATACTCAAGGATTTTTACTCCCACGAATGGATGATGGAGAAATGAATTCCATACCAGCACCCGCAATTGGATTAATGGTTTATAATACAAGTGATGATTACGTGTATGTTTTTGGTGGTGCTTCTTGGGCTAAACTTGCATATGTGTAAAAAAAACTTGTTTCCCCAAAAAATATATCATATAATAAACAAACCAATATTTATAATAAAATAAAACTATGGAATTTAATTGGATAATATCCGCTATGGATTGTAAAATTCACGAAGGTGAAATGACAGATGTTGTACAAACAGTACACTGGAGATACAATGCAACAGACATCATACCTGCAACATCTGGATCAACAGAAAAAACATACTTTGCAGAAATGTATGGTGCAACAGGAGTTGGAGAACCAACCCCAGAGGACTTTACTTCATACCCAGACTTAACTAAAGAACAGGTAGTTGGATGGTTAGAGGCAGTTTTGGATGTTGAATCTATGCAAGAAAATTTAACAAATCAGATAGAGTTACAAATTAACCCAATTGATGTGACTTTACCTCCACCATTTAGCAATAACCCAGTTACAGGATCTATACCTGAATAATAGTAAACAAACAAAAACAAAATAAAAATGGAAACAGTTACAGACAAAAAGTTCTTAACAGACGAGGAAAAAACAAGTTTGAAAGAAATTCAAACAAACACTCAAAAACTTATTGGTGAGTTAGGAGAAATTGAACTAGTAAAACTTCAATTAGAGAACCGCCACAATGCAGCAAAAACTTTCTTAAGTGAATTAGCTGAGAAAGAAAAAGAATTTACAAAAGCTGTATTTGAAAAATATGGTAAATCTAACATTGACCCTGAAACAGGTGAGATTACGGTGATAGATTAATTGAATTAAATAACACCATATTTATAATAAAATATATTAGATGGCAAAAGTATTAAAAAAGATATTTATCCCTACCACGGATGAAGTAGTTCAAAATTTTCCTATTGAATCGTGGCACGTTTCACAATCTGTAGATGCATTTACAGGTACTGAGGCCTATGATATTCTTCTTTCAGGATCATTAACTGTAACTGGCTCTGTATCTATAAATGGTTTAAGTGATACATTACAAACTAGTGTATTAACTTATGATGATCTTACAGGGCTTATTTACTATACCTCTTCTAATACTTTTGCCGTTAATAATTTCTATACAAGTAGTGTTACTCAAAGTATTACTAGTAGTGTAGTAAATAATACAATTAATCAAAGTACCATTAATCAAACCATCATTAGTAGTAGTGTAAATAACGTTGCCCCTTCAGACAAATATATCCAATATAATAGTGCTAGTGCTTTTGGTGCAGATGCATCACTCCAATGGAATTATACCATTTCATCTCTCCAACATGGTACTAATACCTCAGCAACCGGTGATTTTTCACATTCTGAAGGTTTAGATACAGTAGCTTCTGGTGATGGGTCTCATACCGAAGGACGTGAAACTCTATCCTCTGGACCTTCATCACATGCTGAAGGTTACCAAGCAACATCCTCAGGTGCAGGAGCCCATGCTGAAGGTCTTATCACTACAGCAACAGGTAATTATTCTCATACTGAAGGTTTTATTACTTCAACAACAGGTATTTATTCTCATGCCGAGGGTGAAAACACCAGTGCTAGAGGAACATCAGCCCATGCTGAAGGACTTTCAACTATTGCTGCGGGGTATGCATCACATGCTGAAGGATATAATACATCTGCTGAGGAAACAGGTTCTCATGCCGAAGGTGGAGCTACTTCCGCACAAGGTTTATACTCACATGCTGAGGGATATGGTACTATAGCATCAGCTCTTGGTTCTCATGCTGAAGGTTCAACCACTAAAGCCCAAGGACAATATTCTCATGCTGAAGGATTTTCAACATTAGCTCTAGGTGGTTTTTCTCATGCCGAAGGATATTTTACTACATCTTCTGTTAATGCTAATTATGCGCATGTTGAAGGTGTTGGAACAGTAGCTAATGGAAACTATCAACATGTGATGGGTAGTTACAATATATCATCATCTAATGCTGCGGCATTCATTATAGGAAATGGTACTAGTAATTCTACTCGAAGAAATTTAGTATATGCTTCTGGTTCATCTGTTCAAATCTCAGGAAGTTTAAATCTTTCAGGTTCATTTGCTCCACAATTTAGAGACATGGGGAGTGCTAATACAACATTTGGTGGATCAGGTATCCCTATTTTACCAACTGATTATAATGTTATATTTTCAGCAGGTTCTCCAGTCCCTCCAAATTTAGTAAATAGAATCAGACTCCCATTAGGAGTTCCAACAGGTACAGTAATATATTTACAAAGAACCTCAGGAACAAATAATTGCCAAGTATCTGGATCTTCTGGGAGTACTATTAATGGGGCTGCTGGATATGCTTTCCCAACTACTTTATATACTAGAAGAATGTTTGTATTTGATGGGGCTAATTGGTTTGTAGAAGCATAATTAATCTAACCGGAAACTGGTGAAATTACACCAATGAATTAATTTGGTTTTAAGTACACCATATTTATAATAAAATAAATTATTACAATGGCAGAAACAATTGTATCACCTGGTGTATTAGCAATAGAGAATAATCAATCATTTGTAACTCAACAACCTGTACAAGCGGGAGCCGCTATTATAGGACCAGCAGTTAAAGGTAAAGTAGGTATACCTACGATAGTAACATCTTATTCAGATTATTTAAATAAATTTGGTGCTACTTTCCTTAGTGGAAGTAATACATATACTTATTTTACATCAATTACAGCATATAACTACTTTAATAGTGGAGGAAGCTCATTACTTGTAACTCGTGTAGTTAGTGGTGCATTCTCTTCTGCTACCTCATCTTTTATCTCAGCCTCAGCTCACCCATCAGGTTCTCCATACAATTCAAATGTATTTGTATTAGAAACTATTTCTAAAGGAGAAATCATGAATAGTGTAGGCCCAACAGGTAATTACAATACCTTATTGAGTGGCTCAGCTGATAACCTTAGATGGCAAATCACAAACTCAGATCAAACCAACGGTACTTTTTATTTATTGGTACGTCAAGGTAATGATACATCAATAGCTCCTTCAGTATTGGAAAATTGGGGTCCATTATCATTGGATCCATATTCATCAAATTATATTGAAAAAGTAATTGGTAATCAAGTTGAAAATGTTGCTGTTGATAATGGTGAATATTATATTCAATTATCTGGAAGTTATCCAAATAATTCATCATATGTTCGTGTTAAAACAGTTAATCAAACAACCCCAAATTACTTTGATAATGTAGGAATTGCAAAACCACAATATACTGGTTCAATTCCAATTAATATGAGTGGTTCATTTGGAAATGCAACCGGAAAAAATATTCCTACTGGTGTAGCCGGAGCATATTATGAAAATATTATAGCTGATACAAATATTCAAGGTTTAAGAGCAAACGATTATACTCAATCAATCTCTTTATTAGCAAATAAAGATGAATTTAAATACAACTTACTAGTTGCTCCTGGATTAATGTCAGATATAGGATCTACTTCATTTGGTGCTATTAGTTTAATGAACTCTATCGCTCAAGACAGAGGAGATATGATGGTAGTATTTGATTCATCAAAATATAATTCCCAAATAGGATCAGTATTAACTAATACAGCAGGATATGATACTTCATATTCCGCAACATATTGGCCTTGGGTAAGAACAATTGACCCAACCACAGCTAATCAAGTTTGGGTACCTGCATCAACTATGATCCCTGGAGTATATGCATTTAATGATAATGCAGCCGCTCCTTGGTTCGCACCAGCGGGTGTAAATAGAGGTGTTTTAACTACAACTATACAAGCAGAACGTGTTTTAACTCAAGGTAATAGAGATACATTATATCAAGCAAATGTAAATCCAATTGCAACATACACATCAAATGGTGTAGTAGTATTTGGACAAAAAACATTAGCTAAGAAAAAAAGCGCTTTAGATCGTATCAATGTACGTCGTTTATTAATTGAATTAAAATCTTATATTTCTCAAGTAGCTGATACATTTGTATTTGAACAAAATGATACTGTTACTAGAAATAATTTCTTATCTGTTATTAACCCATATTTAGCTTCTGTTCAACAACAACAAGGTTTAACAGCATATAGAGTTATAATGGATGAAACAAATAACCCACCAAACGTGGTAGATAATAATCAATTAGTAGGACAAATTTTCTTACAACCAACAAGAACAGCAGAATTTATTCTATTAGATTTCAACATATTACCTACAGGTGCAACATTTCCTGCTTAATAATATATTTTAGAGAAACTATCAATATTTATAATAAAAATATAAAATGGCAAATTTTACATCTTCTCCAGGAGTAGCAATTAGTGAAATAGACAACACATACTTAACAGGTTTACCTGTACAAGCTGGTGCTGCTATTATAGGTCCAACGGTTAAAGGTCCTGTTGAAAAACCAACTTTAGTAACTTCATATTCTGATTTCCAAACTGTGTTTGGAGATACTTTTATTAGTGGTGGTAATTCATATTCTTACCTTACTTCAATTGCAGCTTATAATTACTTCAATTATGGAGGTACTTCATTATTGGTAGCTCGAGTAGCAACTGGATCTTATACTTCTGCAACAAGTTCTAGAATCGAAAACTACTTCACATCAGAATCATTTTCATTAGAAACTATTTCTGAAGGAACGATCATGAACAACTCAGGATCTGCAGTTTTAGGTGCTCTAATATCAGGATCAGCAGATAACATCAGATGGCAAATTACCCAAACTAACACAGGTTCAGGTACATTTAATCTATTGATTAGAAAAGGAAATGATACTACACAAAGCCCACAAGTTTTAGAAGCTTGGAATAATTTATCATTAGATCCTAACTCATCACGCTTTATTTCTTTAGTAATTGGAGATCAGAAATATAATTATGACAGTAATAATATTCAAATGTCTATTTCTGGAAGTTATCCAAATAACTCAAGATATGTACGTGTTAAAGCTGTTAATTACCCAACACCAAACTATTTAGATGCTAATGGTATTGCAGTAAATGCATATACTGGTTCTCTTCCAGTTGTAGGAAGTGGTTCACTTAATGGATGTTTTGGAGGTGCTACAGGAACAGTAAGCAACAATGTTAAATTATATAATGAAATATCTTCAGCTAATACACAGGGTGTAATGGGATATGATTATAATAACATGATTGCATTATTTGGAAATCCTGAAGCATATAAATTCAATGTATTGTTTACACCTGGATTAACAAATGCTGATAACTCAACTCAAGTATCTAACATTCTTACAAATACTATTTCTAGAGGAGATAATTTATATGTAATGGATTTAACTCCATTTGGTGGTGGTATTCCAGAAGCATTAACTCAAGCTAATACTAGAGATACTTCATATGCTGCTACATACTGGCCTTGGGTTCGTATTATTGATCCAGCAACAGGAAAACATGCTTGGGTACCAGCTTCAACAGTAGTACCAGGTGTATATGCTTTCAATGATAAAGTAGCTGCTCCATGGTTTGCACCAGCAGGTATTAACCGCGGTGGATTAAGCACAGTATTACAAGCTCAATATAAATTGACACAAGGAAATAGAGATACTTTATATGCGAATAATATCAATCCAATTGCGACATTACCTAAACAAGGTGTTGTAGTATACGGACAAAAAACATTACAAAAATCTCAATCTGCTCTTGATCGTGTAAACGTACGTCGTTTAATGATTGAATTGAAATCATATATTCGTCAAATTGCGGATGCAGTAGTATTTGAACAAAATACAATTGCTACAAGAAATTCATTCATAGCAAAAGTTAACCCATATTTAGCAGCAATCCAACAAAAACAAGGATTATATGCTTACCAAGTAGTAATGGATGATACAAATAACGGACCAGCAGTAATTGATCAAAACCAATTAGTAGGACAGATTTATATTCAACCAACACGCACAGCTGAATTTATTTCATTAGATTTTATTTTGCAACCAACAGGAGCTGAATTCCCTGGATAAAAAATAAAAATATTTAATATTTATAATAAAATTAAAACAAAAATAAGATGCCAATTTTAAATCCAAACGAAATATTCTTTACGGCGTTTGAACCAAAACAAAGTAACCGTTTTATCCTTTATATGGATGGTGTTCCATCATATTTGGTAAAAGGAGTAGGAGCTGTATCATTAACACAAACTGCAGTTGCTCTTAACCACATCAACGTTCAACGTTATGTAAAAGGAAAAACAATTTGGAATACGATCCAATTTACAATGTATGAGTCAATCACACCAAGTGGAGCTCAAGCAGTAATGGAATGGGTACGTTTAGGCCATGAGTCAGTAACAGGTAGAGATGGATATTCGGATTTTTATAAAAAAGATATTACATTCAACGTATTAGGACCTGTAGGTGATATCGTTTCTGAATGGGTAATCAAAGGAGCTGTAATTACAGAAGTTAACTTTGGTGATTATAACTGGGATGATGACGGAACACCAGTAAACATCCAAGTAACTGTTCAACCAGATTATTGTATCTTGAATTACTAAGAAATACAAATTTTACAAGAGCTCCAAAGAAATTTGGAGCTTTTATTTTTCTATTGTATTTTAATGAGTAAACACGTTAATTAAATTAGACCATACAATATTTATAGCATATACCACTATATGAAATTAGACAATTTACGTACGTTAGTAAGAGAAGAATTAAGTAAAACACTTAATGAAGAATACCAAGACAAATTTAAAATGGTTGGTATGCTTATTACTAACATTAAAAAACGCCCACAAAAAGAAATATTTTCGGATATTCGTTCACTCCCAGGTATTACAGTAGCATCTGTAAAAGAACCTATGGAATATAGTGAACAAGATACTGAAAAATTTCAATCAATATTGACTGTAAAAGTTGATGGTCATCCTTGGATTACAAAAGGCGGATTTGATCGCTCAAAAATGGAATTAATTCGTAAAGAAATATTAAAAGTAGAAGGAGTTTTATCATTTAATGTAAATTCTGATAATATTACTTCTCTTTAATATATGTATATAGGACAATTAAGTTATAACAAATAAAAATTATGGACGAATTTAAATTACCTACAGAAACCATTGAATTACCCTCAAAAGGTTTACTTTATCCCGAAGGTTCTGAATTAGCAAAAGGTACTCTTGAAATGAAATATATGACCGCTAAGGAAGAAGATATCCTTACTAATCAATCATATATTAGAAATGGTACCGTATTGGATAAATTAATGAAATCGTTAATTGTATCTAAAATCAATTATGATGATTTGTTAATTGGTGATAAAAACGCAATCATGGTTGCTGCTCGTATTTTAGGATATGGCTCAGAATATAAATTTGACTATGCTGGTGAAGAACAATTAGTTGATTTATCTGCTTTAGATAATAAACAATTAGATGAAAAATTATTTTCATCTCGCACAAATGAATTTGTATTCACATTACCAAAATCAAAAAATAATATCTCATTTAAACTTTTAACCCACAAAGATGAACAAGACATTAACCGTGAGCTAGAAGGTTTAAAGAAAATCAATAAAGACGCTTCCCCAGAATTATCAACACGATTAAAATATATGATCGTTTCAGTAGAGGGAAGACGAGACAAAAAAGATATAAGGGAATTTGTCGACAATTATCTCTTAGCACAAGATTCACGAGCATTAAGAGAATATGTTCGCGAGATTCAACCCGATGTTGATCTAACTTTTTTTCCCAACGGAAGCGAAGATAGAGTCTCTCTCCCAATTGGGCTTAAGTTTTTTTGGCCTGACATATGATACAGCTCCAATAGCGAGAGCAAATCTATTTAAACAAATTCATGAAATAGTTTTCCACGGTAAAGGTGGATATGATTGGCATACGATTTACGATATGCCAATCTGGCTTCGTAAGTATACTTTTAATGAAATTAAAAATTATTACGAAGAAGAAAAAGATGCTGCCGAAGGAAAATCAAGCTCTAAAGGTGGAAAACAAACTGTAATTGATTCTGATGGTAAAGTAAAATTACCTGAAGTACTACAAAAGGCCGCTAATAACAAAAAACCTATCAAATATAGCTAAAAATATTACTCTTTAATATTTATAATAAAATACTTCAATGGCTAGTGCAGATGATAAAAGAAGAGACATAGAAGCTCAAATTAATAAACTTAGTGGAGATACCGCTAGACGTTATAGAGATCAACTTGATATTCTAGTTCAAAATAATGCCGCTCTTTCTGAATTTGATGACCTTCTTGTAGATGTTAACAATAGAGTCTCAGCCATATCTGAAGGTTTCGCCGGAGTTGAAAGCCAATTAAATAGTATAGTATCAGAATTAAAACATGCTAATACTAATTCTAAAGATATAACCAAATCATTTACTAGTTTAAGATCTATTGCACAAAAATTAAAATATGATCAACAAGGTATTAATGAATTAAGTAGTGATCAACTAAAAAAAGAAAAATCTAGAATAAAAATTCTTCAAGATCAATTAAAAGTTGCAGCTCAGCAAGCTCGTGAAAAACAACAAAATTACCAAATTCTGACTGCACAAGAAGATGCAGTACTACGAGCAGAACAAGAACAATATGGAGTTATTCGAGATATAAATGCTTTATTAGATAAAAGAATTGAACAAGAAGATAAATTAAATAAAAAATTAGGTGTAACAGGTGCTCTTTTAACAGGAATGAGTAAAATTCCATTAGTAGGACCGTTACTTAAAACAAATGAAGCACTAGATGCTGCTAGAGAAAAAGCTAAAGCTGGAGGAAACGCCTTCCAAGCAATGGGTGCAGGTTTATCCAGTGTAGGTAAAAGTTTAGTATCATCTTTAGCCGATCCTTTAGTTTCTATAGGTTTGCTAGTAAAAGCTTTTCAATTTTTATTAGAATTAGGATTTAAAGTAGATAAACAAGTAGTAGGTTTACAAAAAAGCCTTTACCTTTCAAAAGAAGGTGCTGAAGGTCTTCGAGCAAATTTCCAATATATTAAAGAAAATAACCAACTACTGGTTAAAGGATTAGATAATGCATATCTTAGTGTTCGAAATCAAGAGGAAGCAGTATTACAGCTATCTGAATCTATGGGGGCTGTATCATTAGCTACTAATAAAGAAATACAAGGTCAAATATTGTTAACTAAACAATTTGGTCTTACTAATGAAGAAGCAGAACAAGCTTATGTTTTAGCTCGTCAAAATAATATGGTGGTAACTGATGTTACTGATGAAATAATAGGACAAGTTAAAGCTAACCAAAAACAAACCGGTGTTTTATTAAATTCCAAAAAAATAATCCAAGATACATTAAAAATCTCAGGCCAATTACGTTTACAATATGGAAATAATGTTAAACAATTAGCATCTGCGGTAATTCAATCAAATAAATTAGGATTTTCATTAGAACAAACTAAAAAAATAGCTGAAGGATTACTTAACTTTGAAGAATCAATTGAAAATGAATTAGCAGCTGAATTATTAATTGGTAGAGATCTTAATCTAGAACAAGCACGTTTACTTGCCTTAAATGGTGAATCTGCAAAAGCAACAGCTTTAATAGCTGAAAATATGGGTGGATCAGCTGGATTTGCTGCAATGAATGTTCTTCAACAGGAATCTTTAGCAAAAGCTTTAGGTATGAATGCGGATGAATTGGCTAATTCAATAATGCATCAAGAAAATTTAAACCAGTTAGGAGAAGAAGATAAAAAACGATTAGAAGATCAATTAAATTATCTTAATTCTATAGGAGCGGTCGAACAAGCCCAACAATTAGAAAGAGCAATTGCTAATGGAGACAATATAGAAGCAGCTCTAACTGCTTCTGAAGCCCAAGCAAAATTTTATGAATCTATAGAAAAAATTAAAGAAACACTTATTGATATAGTAGATGGCCCAGCTTTAAAATTTGCAAATGGATTAGTAAATTTATTATCTAATGCTCAAGCTCTAAAAGGAGTTATATATGAGGTTGGGGTGGCATTTGCTACTATAAGTCTTGCATCTTTTATAAGACAATTAGCAGTAGCAGCAGTTTCAGCTGGTACTCTTTCTATAGCTTCAGCTGCTATAGCATCAGCAGTATCTTTTGGACTAGCTGCAACCGCTGTAATATCAGCTATATATTCTATAGGATCAGCAATTAATAATGCCCAAGATAAATCAGCATCAAATACTGAACAACTAACAAAAAAGAAATTCAATGAAGGTGGTATTGTTGGAGGTAACTCATTAACTGGAGACAATGTTGGAATTAATGTCAATTCAGGTGAAATGGTTTTAACTAGAAAACAACAAGCTGAATTTTATAATATGATTAAAAATGGCGGTGGAGCTGGAGATAGAAATTCTCCAATAACAGCTAATTTAATATTAGATGGTAAAGTATTAGCTACTACTATGGCAAATACTGAAGAAAGATATTCCAACCAATTAGGTTCATCTAGATCAATAGCAAATCACCAACCAAGTTAATACCCTTTAATAACATAATATTTATAATAAAATAATTTACTATGGGACTATATGATCTACTAACAACTCAAGGTTCAACATTAACTGCTTATAACGGTACTACCCCACCAGTTAATCCCCTTGCAACACAACAATCAAAATTACATGCTGATGGAAATACACCTGGATATTCATTAGATGGAACTAATGCTGTATTAGTAAATGGACAATATAATGCTTATTTAGATGGTGTAGGTAACCAAATTCCATTACCTTCATTACTTGATACTAACGGAACTGTTCCCCCTTCAACAGCAGGTGGACAAGCATTGCCTTATTTAGCTAATTTACCTCAATAAATAAATTAAATGGGGTTATTTAAACTTTTAACAGACCCGGGGAACTTTCAATTCTATTGGCAAAATCAAAAACCAGGAAGTGAATCCCCCAATGTTGTTAACCCTAGGAAAATTCCTTTTGGGAAGGATAGATTCAAAGGTGGTTCAAGTAAAGAACCTTATATTGTTAAATCACCTACTTTTGCAGATGATGATACTAAAAGTGCTCCTTTTTATAATGATTTTATATTAAGAGGTGGAATTTTAGCTCCTTCATCAGCTACAGAAGATGTTACTCGATTAACAAGATATTTTTCTGATTTAAATAACCCAAAAGGTGCTCTTTTTGTTACTAAACAAAATATACTATCCAAAACAGGAGTAAAAACAGAAGCAACAAAGGGAACCGCATATTTAGGAAGCACTTCAAATGAGGGATATTATAATCCTTTATCTACATTAACACAAGCTGGAGTTGGATTTTTAGGAACCCATGTAAATAAACAAGGTGGGTTATTTCATTCTAACTCAATAAAAACATATCAAGATGCTATTATTGAAAATAATCAAACTGTTAATGTTTTTCGTAATAGATTAGTAGCCCTCCAATCTCAAATTAATAGACCATCTTTTGATGGAGTTAATAAATATAATCTAAACCCAAATGTATCTACTCTAATCCAATATTCTGGTGGGCCCGATTCAATAGCGGGAGTTGGTTTTACTAATATTAGATTTGCTACAAATAATGATGGAAATATTTTAAAAGTTTTAAATAATTCACCATCATCAACCTCTGATTCAAATTCACGTTTTAAAACTTGGGGTTCTAAAGAATTTAATGACATCCAAAGAACCCAAACCAACCCAGATAGTCTTATCACAGAAGACTTTAGAAAAATATTAACTCCTGACCAAGCATACCAAAATTCTTTTTTAAGTAAATCTCCGGATTATGTAACTAAAAATATTGAAGATAAGTTAGGTTTAAGTAATCCTGGAAGTCGGTTAAGAAATCGATCAAACTATGCAACAGGTAGTATATATAATGGGGTTTCAACAGCTGTAGATAAAGTAAATGCTTCATACATTTATAAAAATGAATCTAATGTTGGTTCACAATATGGTAAAGATAAAAACTATAACGATCTTATCAATTTTAACATTGCTATCTTAAATAATGAACTTCAAGTAGGAGGCCCTTACAAGAAATACATGCATTTTAGAGCATTTATAGATGGAATTTCAGATTCTTATAATGCTGATTGGAATGCTATCAATTATATGGGTCGTGCTGAAAAATTTTATAAATACAAAGGATTTGACAGAAAAATGTCATTAGCCTTTACGGTTGCTGCTCAATCAAAACAAGAGATTACAGCAATGTATGATAAATTAAACTTCCTTGCCTCCTCACTTGCTCCTGAGTACCTTGATAGTGTAACATCAGGATATATGGCTGGAAACATTGCATACATAACATTGGGGGGATATATAAATGATCAACCCGGTATAATTACATCATTAGATTTTACTATACCTGAGGAATCACCATGGGAAATAGCTATAGATGAAAGCGGAGGACCTGCAGAATCTAAGGATGTTAGACAATTACCTCATATTATACGAGTTTCATTGCAATTCACCCCAATCCATAAATTCAGACCAGAAAAACAATCATTCCTAAATGATAAATTAGGTACAGATAGTGTAAAATTATTAGAACCAGGAAATCAAAAATATATTGACCAAAATAGACCATTCACTACTAATTATGATAATGAAGGGAAATATACAAACCAAGAAAACACCACCCCAATTAACGTCCCTATCCAATTACAACCACTCCGAACATCAAACGATTTAGTTTAACAATAATGGCAAGATACAATAACATACCAATAGTTACAACAACAACAGATTCTAATAGAAGATACACTGTTGTAAAATATCCAAAAATCCCCCTTGGACCCTCAGATATTTATGTGTATACTACAAAAGGTGATAGATTCGATATCTTATCTTTAAATTATTATGGAGATTCTTCATTATGGTGGATCATTAATAGAGCAAATCCTGGACAAAGTTCAGACTCTATTTATCCATCTATAGGAGCACAGATTAGAATACCATCACCACAAAGAGTAGCAACTATATTATCACAATATAGTGCAATAAATGATACAATATAGTTATGGGAAATATTATTGGGGAACCTTTAGATGATTATGTAGCTAATCAAATTAAAGCTAGACAAAAACTTCATGGTAGTGGGGTTAGATTCGACCAAAACACAAGAACTGAAGATCAGCTTAATATTTTAAATTCAAATACTTCTTGGATTAAATTAGCTTCTGGAGTTTCTATTAGTGATGAAGAGAGATTAAAAGATCTAGGATTTACATCCACAGAAAGACCTAACCTCCTAAAGAGAGGATTAGCCCAAAAATATGTCTTATTCAATGGAATTTCAGAATATAATGAGGGAGTATTAACACAAAGACAAGGTTTTAAACCATCAACTTTCCAAAATGTTTTTAACGATAATGGTAAAGTAATAGGTGCTACTATTAGAGATTCCGAAGATAGTTCATATATCTATAGCAGATATAGAAATGCAGGTAGTGAAACTCACGGTTCTGATTCAGGATATTCTCCAATGCCTGGTATTATCAGTATGGAGGTTAAAGCCTTAAAGCGTGGTTCAATAGAAAAAGCATTCGTTAAAATTAAAGCCCAAAATAGACAACAACTTGATATTTTAGATACATTATACATGCGTTTAGGATATACAGTTTTACTTGAATGGGGAAATACTTTATATACTACTTCAGGAGGAGATAAACAAGTTGTCCGTAATACTATTATTGAAGATAAATTTTTTGAATTTGAAGGAAATAGATCTTATTTAGATTTTATTGGTGGGTCAAATGATCCATTAATTAAATCATATAAGGAAAAATATAATGGAAACTATGATGGGATGTTAGCAGTAATATCTAATTTTAGTTGGACATTCAATAATGACGGATCATATGATATTGATTTAACCTTAATTAGTTTAGGTGATGTTATTGAATCTTTAAAATCAAATATTTCCATTAATAGTAAAGTTAGTGAATTCATCTCATCAAACACATTAGCATCAGGATCTATAGAAAATCCAATAATTGAAACTAGTAAAGATTTAAATAATATTAGTTCAATGCTTTGGCTATTTACTCGATTTGGACCCACTAAAAAAGAAATAAATATTTTCTTACCGGGAATGAAAGAAAATGTTGGAAAAAGAACTGTTGGTTATTTTTTAAATAAAGGAAAAGTTGAACTTGTTAATCAAACAGGTGTATATACTTTCTATGAAAAAACTAGTACTTCTAAAGAATACCTCCCATTAACCCCCCAAACCTACACAACCATAAACCCAGATCAAAATGCTGAACAATATTTAATTAATCGATTTCATACTATTGGAAATAATAAATATGCCACTGTTGGTCCATCTTCAGACCCTACTAAAGGATATGTTCTCAGTGGAAATGGTAAAAAGAGAATGCTTACTTACTATATTCCTTATACAGTAACAGCTTATGTGGACAATAGTGTTCCTGGGAGTGGATTAGCTGGTGTAGGAGCAGGAGCAACTGAACAAGAATTTACTCGTTATCATAAATATATAATTTATTATACCAGAAAACCACTTAAATCTAATGAGTCCATTAGTAACCCTATAGCTGCTGCCCCTGGATTTACTGCTTTTCAACTAGATTCTACAGAAAAACAATATTATCTAAGATTTGCTTATCTTTTAGAATTCATTCAAGAAAATATTATCCCAGAAATTTCATCTTCACCTGATAATGCTCCCCTATTTTCTATAGATTATGATACCTGGAGTAATTACATGTATTCTCTTCCAAATCAAATTTCCCTAGATCCTACAAAATGTATAGTTAGAAATGATCATTTTGTAAAACTTTATGGGGAAAAAAATCCATCAAAATCTTTTCCTGAATTACAACCATTTAGGATAGTAGATACCAATGCTGATAATAATTTTGCTAAAAATCAAAATTTAGCTTATCCTTTAAATATTTATTTAAATTTTAACTTTATTCTTGAAAGTTTAAAGAGTAATCAAAATGAAAGAGGAGATACTAATTTATATGGATTTATATCATCTATATGCACAGGTCTTAATAAAGCTTTAGGTGGAGTAAATAATCTTGAACCTATTATAAATAAAGATACTAATACATTAACTATAATTGATTCAACTCCTATACCTGGTGTAAGTTGCCCTGAAGATAGTTCTTATGAATTAATGTTATATGGATATAAAGGATCCAATCTTAACCCAGATAAACAATCTTTTACTACATATGAGTCTAATTTCATTAGAGATATTAATTTAAAAACAACCATCTCCCCAGATTATGCTACTATGGTTACTGTAGGAGCAACCGCTAACGGATATGTTAAAGGAACAGAAGCTACTGCATTCTCAGTATGGAATGAAGGTATAGTTGATAGATTTAAAAATGAATTAATACCACCACCTCAACAGGTTGAATCTGATCCAACAGACTATCAAAAAGAAGCATTAACCAATTATGGTAAAGAATTTTTATATCCTCTAACACATTGTTATGGGTTTGATGGTAATTTATATCCATCTCCCCCATCTGTAGGAAATCTTAATAGTGATATAATAGGTAAAAATATTTCTATAGTAACAGAATTTTACAAATATATTATTGCTAAAAAAGGACAAAAAACACAACAAGCCGGAACTATTGGTTTTATTCCATTTAAATTAAGTATTACAATGGATGGTATTTCGGGTATTAAAATTTATAATAAATTAAATGTAAATTCTTCTTTCTTACCTGTAAGATATGGAAAAACTTTAAACTTTATTATTACTGGAGTGAACCACAGATTGCAAAATAATGATTGGGAAACAACATTAGAGACAATAGTAATGCCCAAAACAAGTCAACTTGAGATTTCCGACTATGATATCTCATCAATTGCCCAAGATATATCACTTTCCGAAGCCTCTATCCCATCATCAGCAATTCCTACTGTTCTTACTTCAGGAAATGGTTTAGACCCTATTAAAAATCTTATTGCAAAACTTGAATCATTTGGAGGAGATTATAACGCATATAATTGGGCCAATGGTAAATTCTCCAGATCATCCACTGAAAATAGTCCTATTTATAGTCCAAAAGCTATAACATTAACTAATACTAAAATTAGTACACTAACTGCCCCATATAAGGGTCCAGGTACTGATGGTATTAAAATAAATGCTATGGGAAAATATCAAACTATCGTTTCAACCTTAAGAGCGGCCGCCAAATATGCAGGTATATCTAATGAATTATATTCTAAACAAAACCAGGAAATAGTAATTGAATATCTACTCCTTTATACTCCCATTAGACCTAGCTTAACATCATATTTAAAAGGTAAAAATAAGGGAACTATTGAAGATCTTACCCGTGCTGTTCAAGATATCGCTCAAACGTGGTCAAGTTTCCCTACCGTATTTTTAAGAGATAAAAAAACCAAAGTTGGATATATAGCTAAAGGAGGAGGAAATATTACCTATAACTTTGGAAAAGGAATTAATCCTAGAAAATCTAAAATAAAAATAGCAGATGTAGTTCAAGCTCTAATAACATCTAGAATTCAATATACTGGTGTAGATTCCTTAGACTTATATAAACCATCATATTATAATCCAACATATGTATTTTCCAAAGTCCCAAATTAAACCAAATTTATACACTAATGGTGGAGAATATATTCTTTCAACAACAAATGAAGAATATAAAGGATATTATTATAAAACATCTACTGGTAAATTTTATACTGGAAAAAATCCCCAACAAGGTCCCAATATTTTACTTACCACCCAACCCCAAGAAAACATTGATACTAGGTATTCTGATACAAATCCATTTTTATTTCAAGAAATCACATTAGAACCTGATCTTGAATATAACTCTCTTACTTATCAAACTAGATCTATCCCACAATTTAATCCTACAACACCAAACCAACAGGAAAAAACAAATGGGCAATTTACTAGATATTTCTGTAAACGAAATAATGAATTAAAGTATATGGAAATTAGTCTAGATACTTATACCCAACTAGACATTCAAGACCCACAAATTGCTTGGGATCTATACACCCCAGCATCTGTAACATGGCAAATTCAAGGTGATAAAAATACAGTATATGCATCAAATCAATCATCTGTTTATTTAGTAGAAAAAACCCAAACTTGGTATGGTTTCTCTCAATACTTTAAAGGTGATTTCTTAAAATATTACTTGGGATCCTAAAATATAGTTTGTATCTTTAAAGCATGTATTGGCTTATAGAAGATATTAAACATATAGAAACAATTTGTCGCATTAAACACAAGTCTGCTTATGTTGATGTGATTCCTTGTTCCCATAACTTACACCCTGTTGAAAACAGTGTATGTGCTTTATATTTTCGATTTGAAAGAGATGATAAAGGATACATTATTCCAATTAACCATAGTGAAACAATAAATTTTGAGCTAGAGGAAGTAGAAAAAGTATTACAAAGTATAGGAAAAATATATGTAAGAGATAGAAAAGAATTTTTACATTATTTCCCTATAAAGCACTGTTACCAACCATCACCCTCCCCCTATACGTATATACCTCAATTAACACAAGCTCACACGCAATTATACAATAGGTATCCGGAAATACAAAATCTAAACACTATTGTACCCATCGTGAAACACTATGAGGTATGTGAGCAAAACTATGCTAACACCAAATTTGATATAAACCCGTTTTACAATAAGGCGGCATTGGTGTTCAATCAACTCGAACAAGCGGGTATAAAAGTGGACCCAATTAAATTCGAGCAACACTACGATAAAGAGGTAAACGAGTTTATATACACGCAATATAATTTAAATACATTAACAACCCGCCCTTCAAATGCATTCGGGGGCATTAATTTTTCAGCTTTAGATAAAAACAATGGAGAAAGAGAATGTTTTATACCACGCGAGGATATTTTTGTTGAAATGGACATTTCTGCTTATCATCCTACCCTTCTTGCTAATTTATTGGACTATACTTTCGATAGTGATGATATTCATGGCAGTTTTGCTAAAATGTATGGAGTGGACTATGCAAAAGCCAAAGAGATTACGTTTAAACAAATTTACGGTGGGGTTTGGAAAGAATACCAACACCTCGAGTTCTTTAAAAAAGTCATAGCATATACAGATGGTCTTTGGGATGATTTCCAATATGGGGGAGCAATTGAGTGCCCCATTTCAGGATATAGGTTCAATCGAAAAGAACTGGAAAACATGAATCCACAAAAACTTTTGAATTACGTGTTACAAAACTTGGAGACCGCAAATAATGTTTGTATATTATATGAAATATTTAAGGTTTTACGCGGAAAAAATACAAAACTTGTATTATATGTGTATGATTCATTTTTGTTTGATGTAGATAAGAACGAGAAAGAGGTATTGCAACAAATTGCAAAAATAATAAACAGTAGGAATCTACAATTTAAAGTTAAAAAAGGAACAAATTATCACAATATAAAATAAGTTATGTATAGTACTCTTGAACAGCCCCCATATATGTATAATCAATATGATTATGATCAACTATTAGATTTTACATCCATGAACAATAGACTGTTTTGTACCTTTACGCCTCTTTTAGAGTTAGATACTCTTATTGAGAGTTTGGCTAACAAATATGTCATCATGTATGACAAAATGTTTGTATTGCATATCAAAAGCAATAACGAATATGTTGTAACATATAATGTGGACCAAGGGAACGTTAATGATATTCCTGAAAATACCATTTTGGTACACAGAAAAAAAGAATCAAATACTCTATATACAATAAACGCACTAAACGAATTAATCAAAAGATTAAATGGTGGAGTTGTTGATACCCACTTCCCAGTGAATTGGCAACATTATAAAAATTGTATATTGTTAACTCAACACAATGAAATCAAGCAACTAAACACAAAGATTTTTAAAATTGTTGAATTGTGAAAAAATCTCAATTAAAACAAATTATTAGAGAAGAAATACAAAAAGTATTATCTACTATCCCAACTATTGAATTAAATACTTCTTTTCTTCAATCCCAAGATGATTTTGAAAGAGGAGGGGATACAGGATATACTATATGGAAACCCGAATTCAAAAATGGTTTAAAAGCAACCCAACAAAATTTTAAATCATCTGGTAAACCTGCTATTCCTGCTCAAAAAATACCATTTGAGATGATAGATACTATGAGTGATGAAGGAGGAGATATACCTTATATTAATATTAAATTTAAAAAACCATTAAATGAGATTTTTATAGATTTAGATGATTATGATCCTGAAGAGTTTGGTGTAGAAGATTTTGATAAATTTGATGAAATAGTTGAATCTAAACCCAACCCAACATTACAGGATGTTTCTGAATTGATTGATTTAAAAAATAAAAATTTAAGTTTCTATGGATGTTATGTTTTGGATATTAAACCAAACGAAATAATTAAAGTTTCAAAAAAATAAAATAGTTTGGCTTATTAAATAAAGGTTATTATATTTAAGTTGTAAACAAATAAATTAGTTATATATGAATTTAGATGCTATCAAGAAGAAACTTGAGTCTATGCAAAAGACACCTTCAACAGGAGGTAACAATCAAAACAATTCCAAGAGATTTAAACCTCAAATCGGAAAACAAACGGTTCGTGTTGTCCCTTTCAAATACAACAAAGAGTTCCCATTCACGGAAATGAAATTTTACTACGGTATCGGAAGTAAAAAAGTTATTGCTTCTCCATTAAACTGGGGTGAGAAAGATCCAATTGCTGAATTCGCAAAACAATTACGTGGTACAAATGACAAAGAAAACTGGCGTTTGGCTAAGAAATTAGATCCTAAAACTCGTATCTTTGCTCCTGTAATTGTACGTGGTGAAGAATCTGAGGGAGTTCAAATGTGGGAGTTTGGTAAAGAAATTTACGAGGCGTTCTTACAAATGGCTGCTGATGAGGAAGTAGGAGATTTCACAGACATCATGACTGGTCGTGATATCAAATTAGTGACTGTAGGACCTGAATCAACAGGAACAGCTTACAACAAAACAACAATTCAACCATCTATGAAAACATCTGTTTTATCTGATGATGATAAAGAATTGGAATTGTGGTTGGAAGAACAAGTTAACCCAAAAGAATCTTACAAAATGTTACCTTTTGATGATATCAAAGCAGCATTACAAGAATGGTTAGCTCCTGAAAACGATGAAGGATCAATTGAAGAATCTTTAGATTTTACTAAAGAAGAACCTAAAACAAACTATAGCTTATCAGCTAAACCAGCTGCAAAGAAATCAAAAGCGGAAGCATTTGACGATTTGTTTGAAGAAGATGATGATATGCCATTTTAATTTAATTAAATTATGGCTAAGACAACAAGAAAATCACTAACTGAAGCGGCTAGTAAGGAACTGAAGACCGCTTTCAGTTTAGACAAATTTAAAGCTAATAAGGGTTTATCATCTAATGTTAAATTCAAGGAGCAAAAATGGATTCCATTTTCTCCGGCTTTACAAGAGGCATTATCTATTCCTGGTATTCCTATGGGTCATAATTCAATGGTTCGAGGAAAATCAAACACAGGAAAATCTACAATGACCATTGAGGTAGCAGTTAATGCTCAAAAAATGGGAATCTTACCTGTATTGATCGTTACAGAGATGAAACACGATTGGAATCACTGGAGAACAATGGGGTTCGAAATGGATGATATAGTGGATGAGGAAACAGGTGAAATTGTAGACCAAACAGGATTCTTTATCTATCGAGATAGAAGCTCATTAAATTCAATTGAAGATATTGCAGCATTCATTATCGATTTATTAACAGAACAGAAGAAAGGTAATCTACCATACGACTTACTATTCATCTGGGATTCAGTTGGTTCAATCCCTTGCCAAATGTCAATTGAACAAGGTAAAAACAATCCAATGTGGAATGCAGGAGCTATCGCAACTCAATTCGGGAATTTTATCAATCAACAGATTGTAATGTCTCGTAAGGAAAGCTCAAAATACACGAATACATTGTTTATTGTGAACAAAGTAGGTGTTGCTCCGGCTCTAACCCCAATGTCACAACCTAGAATGACAAACAAAGGTGGAGATACGTTCTACTACGATGTTTCATTATGTTTAACATTTGGTAACGTTACAAACGCTGGTACTTCTAAAATTAACGCTGTTAAGGACAAGAAGAAAGTCGAATTTGCATTACGTACAAAAATTGCTTGTGATAAAAATCATATTAATGGAATCACTACAATGGGAACTATCGTTTCAACAGTACATGGATTCATTAAAGATGATCCGAATGTAATTAAAAAGTACAAAGATGCACATACCCACGAATGGGCAGACATCTTAGGACAAGGTACATATTCTGTACAAGAAGACAATAGTGAATGGGACGAGAAAGCCCCAACACCTGATTTATTTGAAAACGAAGATTAATATGAAAAAAGACCTTTTAAACCTTTTAGACAATATACAAGAACACGGGGAAGAAACCCCAACATCTGAACGCTACTTACTAATCGATGGACTAAATTTATTCTTCAGAAACTTTAGTGCTATAAACGCAGTAAATTCAAACGGAGTTCATATTGGAGGTTTAGGAGGCTTTTTTCGATCTTTGGGAGCATTGATCCGCACCATCCAACCTACACAAGTTTATGTGGTGTTTGATGGTGTGGGTTCCTCCAACAACAGAAAAAACATTATTCCCGAATACAAATCAAATAGAAATGTATCTCGAGTAACTAAACACGAATTGTTTGATAATTTAGAAGAGGAAGACGATTCTAAAGTAGATCAAATTGTTCGTATCATCCAATACTTAAAAACGTTACCTGTTAAAACAGTATCGTTACCTAGAGTAGAAGCAGATGATATTATCGCTTATTTAAGTGATACTTTAATTACAAAACCCGAAGACAGAGCATTCATAGTATCCAGTGATAAAGATTATTTACAGTTGGTAAGCGAGCAAGTAATTGTATATCGTCCAATTGAAAAAGAATACTACACA